AAGAATCGAGTCTGGTATTGCATTTATTATTGCTCAATGGGGTATGGTTTTTTATCTTCTAAAAAAATATCCTGATTTAAGTATGACTGATATAATAATGTGGGCAACAATAGAGTTTGGAGTTTCAGGATACATCCTTCACCAAATACAAAAAGAAAAAAAAGTAGAAAAACCTACTGAGGAAAATCAGGATAACTGATTTCTTTTTTTCTGTAAATAAATTGCCTTGTTTACTTCACTTCTTTTCTTAACTGACTTCTTTGTAAATTCTTGTCTATCCCTTAATTGCTCTGTCTGTTTTGTTTTGTATACTTTGAATTTATACTGCTTCAAAGCCTGTTCTAAAGAAGATGAGTTTTTTACTTTAATAATTATCATATTTTTTTTACATTATACTATAAATATACGGAAAAAAGTCATTTTTGACAAATTTCATTTTTAGACTTACATTTATGAAAAAATAAACATGAAAGACATGATTAATGAAAAAAGGAAAAACATCAAAACTAAACATTTTTGATGATGCAAAATGTTACTACGGTACAGTAGACTCAAAAAATTTCAAATCTATATACGTAGTATTACAAACATGGATAGAACCAATCACATTAGATGAAAATTGGAATAGGCTCGTAGGGGAGATAAAAAGACAAATTCAACATACATTATTAGAAATAGTAGATATTCAAACGTTTGAAAGAAAACAAATAGTAGACTTAGATTTAAGAACAAGTGGGATACAAAAAAACAAGAAAAGCTTTATGAATTTAGAAATAACTTTATACGTTCATAATAATTTATTTGATTTCAAATCACCAGTTTTAAGAGATAAAATTAAAAAGATTCTTAATGGTGTCTACTCAGATGACCTTAAAAATAATAAACATTTTACTCTTAGCAAAACAAAAACTGAAGAATTCAAAGAAAGCTAATATTTATCTCTAAAAGAACTTATGAAAATATTAGGACCTAGTGATACAGGTAAAGGTATATTAGTTGAGTGGGATGCAGGGATAATTAACCCTAACGAACCACGTAATCAAAGTATTATACGTGAATCTTACGGACAATTAGAACATTCTAAACCATTTGAATTTTATGCAACACTTCAAAAATGGGGGGTTCCAAATAGAAACGGAAGAGTATACCCTGAAAAAATATTAAGAAGAGAATCAGAAAAATACCAAGATGCTATTAAACGTGGTATGTCTATTTCGGAGTTAAATCACCCTGAGTCTTCTTTAATTGACCTTGATAGAGTGTCTCACCTTATTACAGAGATGTGGTGGGAAGGTAACGTATTGATGGGCAAGATTAAACTATTAACTACACCTGGTTTTCATGAAAGAGGTATAGTATCATCTAAGGGTGATGTTGCTGCTAACATGATGAGACAGGGTGTCACTATGGGGGTATCTTCTCGTGGTGTAGGTTCATTAGTAAAAAAGGGTGACCAAAATGAGGTTCAAGATGATTTTGAATTAATTTGTTTTGACCTTGTATCATCACCATCCACACCCGGAGCATATCTTTACTTAAACAAAGAAGATAGACCAAGATATGAAGAAAAATTATCAGAACATGATAATAATATACAAATTAGTAGTAGTGCTCTTGGTGGTATGGATAAATCTGTTGACTTAATGAAAAGATTAACCGATTATTTAGGTAAATAAAAAATTAAGTTATGGACGAAAAATATTTTGTAGCAAAAATCACAACTGATATGGTTGATGATAACACAGGAAAAATTAAAAAAATGAGAGAAGAAAAACTTGTGAGAGGTTTTTCACCTACAGATGTAGAGGCAAAAGTTACTAAAGTTTATGAAACTTATTCGATGGATTGGAGAATCACCGCAATCGTTGAAAGTAAAATTGATGAGGTAATTGAATAATTTTTTTAGAATTTTTTTATAAGGGACTTATGGTCCCTTTTTTTATGCTCTTAATTTTTTTGGGGTAAAATACATAATATAATAATTTTTTTGAAAGTATGATATATTTATCTAATAAAATAAACGCAAAAATTATTGCTTAAAAACGAAATGAGTTTAGAAAAAAACGAAAATTTAGTAGAGAAGGCTTTATTACAAATGAAGTCAATCGAGGAAGCTATAAGTGAAAATGCAAAAGGAATACTTGCTTCTACGATGAAGGAAGAAATCAGTGAACTAGTAAAAGAGTCATTGTTTGGCTCAAAATCTAAATCATCTTTACACGAACAAGAAGAAGAAGGCGACGAAGAAGAAGTAAGCGCAGACGATGATATAAACGTTGATGATGTTAACGTTTCAGACGATGGTGTTGAGATGGGTGACGTTGAAGCTCAGGTAGGTCCTGAAGGTGATGAATTAGATATCACTATGATGGGTGTTGGAGCTGACACTGATAATGAAGACGAATTACCACCTCTTGATATGACGGGAGCAAAACCTGGCGAAGTATTGAAAGTGTTTAAAGCGATGGGTGATGAAGATGGAATTATCGTTGTTAAAGATGATAATAAAATCCACCTTACTGATAATAACACCGATACTGAATATTTTATCGATTTAGGTGATGATTCAGAAATGTCTATGGAAGAACCTATGGAAAATATGAATGAGAGTGTGATTTATGAATTAGTCTTCGAAGAGGATGAAAAAATGGGTAAACACGAAATGGAAGAAGAGGATTACAACTTAGAGGAAGAATTAGATGAGGAACTTGACGAAACAATTTATGAATTGGAAGTTAGTGAATCTATGAAGCCTGTTGGAATCGGATTTGGAAAAATGAAAAACGGTTTATCTAAATCATCTGTTAACAACAAAGGTTTCGATGAAGATACGGAAGATGGTTTGAAATCAGAGAAAAAAGGAAAAGGTCCTAAATTCAACTATAGTAAAATTAAACATGGTGTAACCGAGTCTGAATTAGATGAGGATTATATGGAAGAAGGATGGATGGACGAAGAAATGATTGATGATATGAAAACAGAATCTGACTACATGGAAGGTGACTACATGGAAGGTGACTACATGGAAGGTGATTGTATGGAAGGTGATTGTATGGAAGATGAATTACCGGGTGAAACCACAGAAGCATCAAGAACTATGACTTACATGAAAAGAGCACAAAGAGACCGTGTTGCAGCACCAAGTCAATTAAGAAAAGAATCTGTTGAAAAAGAACTTGGTTTATTGAGAGAGAAAAATGAAGAGTACAAAAAAGCTCTTGATTTCTTTAGAAATAAATTAAACGAAGTTGCAGTATTTAATTCAAACTTGGCATATTCTACTAGATTGTTCACTGAACACTCAACAACAAAACAAGAAAAAATAAACATCCTTAGAAGATTTGATAACGTTGAAACTATCAAAGAATCTAAATCACTTTACAAAGCGATTAAATCTGAACTTGAAGGAAATAACAGTAGTGACGTAGTTACTGAGTCTATCCAAAGACAAGTTGTTAAAACACCTTCAAACGGTTCAGCATCTAATTTAATTGAAAGTAAAACTTACGAAAATCCTCAATTCATGAGAATGAGAGATTTGATGGCAAAAATAAAATAAATAAACTCTAAAAAAAAATAAAAAAATGGGAGCATTATTAGAATCAGGTCTTGTTGGTAACATTGGTTTGAAACACCTTAAAGTTATCAAAGAAGATACTATTAACAAATGGGATAAATTAGGATTCCTAGATGGTCTTAAAGGACACATTAAAGAGAACATGGCTCAATTATATGAGAACCAAGCGTCTTACCTAATCAACGAAGCGGCTGCAACTGATAGCTCAGGTTCTTTTGAAACTGTAGTTTTCCCAATTGTTAGACGTGTATTCTCTAAATTGTTGGCTAACGATTTAGTTTCTGTACAAGCAATGAACTTACCTATCGGTAAATTGTTCTACTTTGTACCTAAAATCCAAGGTTATGATATGGGTCAAGACCCAACTAACGGAGGTAACCACATTCCACCAATCGGAGCACAAAACGGTCCTGCTAATCAACAGTTAGGTTATGGTTCAACTGACAAAAACCTTTACGATAGATTCTACGAAGGTAATGAACCAGCTTTAGACCCTCCAGGATTATTTGATTATTCTAAAGGTGCATTTAGTGCTGTTACAACTTCAGCTGACACTGTAGTTTGGTCTTCAGGTCAACTTGTAACTTCAGCTTATACTGCAGGTGAGTACAGAAAAGTATTAATCAAAATGACTGGATTTACAGGTGCAGGTGCTGGTAAATTAATCGGTCCTGATGGTCAAGCTATGGATAACGAAGCGTTCCTTTCTGGTTTAGAAGTTTATGCAGTTGCAGGAGCTCCAAACATTAACGCAGCGTTCTCAGGGTTAGGTTCTAGTCCATTATTATTTAGAGTTGTTACTCAAAAATATGGTAGTGGTATCGTACAATATGGTTCATCTTCACAATCATCTTTCCCTGGTTCTGCAGGTTCTTATGGTGGTAATGATGGATACTACGACAATATCTGTAACGCAGCTGGTGAAATCTATTTAGAAGTTGATGCTCAAGTACCATGTGCTATCGGAGCAAACTCTATTGACGGTTACTCAGGTATTA